GCGGCTGCGACTTCGGAGGTCGAGAGCTTGCGAGCTTCGATCTGCTGGCCGTCTCGCGAGCTCATGTGGTCGAGTGACTTGTATGTCATCCCGTCCTCGAGAAGCATCGTGCCCCCTGCGTCCGTGGCTGCGTTTCCGGTGTACCTGCTTGCGAGAAGCTCCCTGAAACGTTTGCGGGCTTTCGGGGACCAATCAGGGGCGTCAGGGGGTCGTTCGATCACGCCACCGGCCTGAGCGCCCTTGCCCCAAAGGTTTGCACGGAACTTTGCTGAGGCTGCTTCCTCGAGAAGGAGGTCGGTGAGGTGGGCCATCGGAGACTTGTCGGAGGCAGGGTAGCCGTCCAGCCACATGAACCCGGAGAGGGGGAAGGTGTCCTCGCCGATTGTGATCGTGGTCGGTCGGCCGGAACCTGATCGGTTGAACACAAACAGCCTCGGCGGGACGCGGATGAGCTCAACGCCACCGCTCGGGTGGCGAACTTTGAACGCCGCGAAGCGCTCCCAGAGAAGAACGTCCTTGAACATGTCTCGGAGGTATTCGTACTGGGTGGCGATCAGGTCGGGCGACGTCAGGATCGCGCCTACCGCGCCGGTCTTGACCCGGGTGCGTTCATCATCCTTGTCGGTTCGGAAGCCGTGGAGGGGGATGGAGGCTGCGTTGTGGGCAATGAAGTTCACGACGGTGCGGACAGCACGCTGGTTCGTATACACGGAGTCAGGGTTTGTGAGAGAAACAAGGTCTGTAAAGTCCTGCACCCCAGCACCTACGTACTGCGTGACCTGCGAGGTGTCGCCGGCTTCGCGGAGCCGGTCAACCGTGCCGTTGGACTGAAGGAAGAGAGTCATGAGACCACCTGGACAAAGAGAATCTGGTCGCGGTCGATGACCAGCTCACCGTCCATCGGGACCGGGGGCCGGTCAGCTTCCGACTGGACGTGGGCATTGCGGAGAACGATTACTCGCGACGTCCGTTTGTGGAGGACGCCCGAGACGCCGTAGTCGCTGGTGGTCGAGACGATGACGCGCTTGCGCATCTTCAACGTCCGGAAGCCGTGAGCGTACACCGAGAGACCACCGGCGAGGATGGCGAGGGCTGCGGTTGCTGCCAGGATAATCTCGTTCATATTGCGGGCTCCTTCGGTTGCTCTGTCAATACTGCTACGCGCATCAGTGCCACACGCCAGCGTCATCGTCCTCGTAGGCCGATTGTCCGCCGCCGGCAGCGGCTCCTTCTTGCGATGCTCGGTGTGCAACCGTCGCCGCGACGAGGGCGCTGATGTAACTCAGGGGGGACTTTCTATCCCACAACCAGAGGTCGGAAACCATCCGTTGGATCCCTTGGTCAACCGCTTCGGACAGGACTGGTTGCCCATGTGTCCGTATTGTACCATCTATTACCGCCACGCGGAAGGCCTCACACGACGCTTTGTACGTGGCGCCGGAGTATTTGATGATCTTGAACCTGCCGTTTTTAGCCACCCGCTCGAGGTCTGGGAGCAGTCGGTTGGCTGGTCCGCCGGCGTCGAGCGCCACCGCGGAGATGTCGTGACGCACACAAAGGCGAGCGATCTCGTCCGCGACCCACTCGGAGCCCTCCTCGTCGGCGATTAACTCGATGTGAGTCTTGGCTGCGGGCAAGATGTTCGGGCCGGCTGCAACGATCGACGAGCGGGAGTTGTCCGCCTCGACGTCGATGCCGAGCACCAGCTTCTCCCGCCGTCGGAAGCCTGACTTGTCGTTGATGATGATGTCCCACTCTTTCGGCTTGATGAGGGCAGGAACTTTCTTGCTTCCCTTGGGTGCACGGAGATTTAGGTAGGCTCGCTTGAAGGCGTGGAGCTTCATCGAGTCAAACTCGGCCTTGATCGTCTCGAGGTTGTAGAACTGCAGGCCACCGTTCTCTGCCAGACCTGGCATCGTACGGAGCCACATGTCCGGGTCGGAGTAGTCGATAAGGCCAGCGTAGTCGTCGAAGTCCGCTGCTGAGTACTCAAACGAAGCAACCGCGCCGTGATCGCCGTCACGGCAGCGCTCACGGGAGTCGTCCACCTTCTCCCAGAGGGGGCCGGACTTGTGCTCCTTGGTCGGGTCGGCGGAACCGAACGTCGAGACGAACCAGATCTGCGGACCCTCTCGAGTAATCATCGTGGGCCTCGCGCCCTCCTCGATGCGGTCGTCGTCCGCGGCAAAGAACTCGTCAGCGACCACCAGGTCGAGCGAGTCACCGTGACCGGCTTTCTCGGTGCTTGCGCCGATGGACCAGCTTGCTCCGTTGTCAAAGAGGAACCCCTCCATGCCGGCTTGGCGGCGCACGGAGAACTGACCGTTCAGCAGCGAGTCTTCCATGATCGGCACGTGCTCGTCGCTCCACTTCTGTTTGGCGTGGAGTCCGGTCGTCGAGAAGAACTTCGCGTTCTGCTTCTTGCCGAGGGTCTCCGTCATGATGAGCGTGCGCCACGCCATGAGGGCCATCATCAGGATCGTCTTGCCGGACTGGCGAGGCACGAAGAGTCGCACCTCACGGTACTTCATGACGGGCCGGCCGTCCTTGCCGATGGTGTACTCGAGCGCAACGTCCAGGCAGTGTCGCTGCCACTTGAAGAGGGGGAACCCGAGGGCGTCCGCGATCTGGGACACCTGCCCGCCGTAGGTCTTGCAGCTCGGGTCACGGGGAGTGCCGAGGCGAGGGTACAGGAGGCTGATCTCGCGAGGTTCTTCTGGCGCGAAGATGGTGTCAGTCATTTGCTCTTACCCTTCTTGCATTCCTTGGAACAGTGGTGGACGTCATCGCGCTTGCGCTCGAGGGTGTTCCCGCACGGGCAGAATCTCATGCAAGCTGGACCCTCTCGAGCCAGCTGGCGTAGGAGGCACCTGAGGTCTCCGTCACCACGTCCTCGAAGGCCGCTCGCATCTCCTTGAGGCAGGCCGCCCTGTCACGAGGTTCCGTCTGGTGAGAGTCGATCGTGACAGCGAGCCGGCGCATTGCCGCCTGTATCGCGGTCGTGTTCACCTTAAGGGACCCCTCCTCGGAGAGCGCTGCAAGGTCGGCCTCTAAACTTTCTTGAACGTTCACGGTGCTCTCCTTCATGATAGACTTGCTGAGCTTGTGAGGGTAGCCTCGCCTAACTCGGTGTGTACTGTCACCCTCACAAGTTTGTCGTAAGGCCTTTATTCAATCTCCGAGCGCAAATGAGCGTCAGACGGCTCTAACATTGCGTTTTCCAAACTTCCAGATTCCGACGCCCCCCGCCCCCCACAGGTGTGTGTGTGAAACGCGGTAGGTGCCCCCCGCCCGACCGCCGCGGGTGAGACCAGATGTACTAGGTCTCTGCGTGCAACAAACCGGAGGGGGGGCACCTGGGTACACCATACCAAGTCTGTGCGGCATCACCACTCGCGTGTTGTTGGTATCCGAGGCAAGGGTGGGGGGCCTGCACCGCGCGCGCTATTGCAGCACTTGTGTGCAGGCTTTACGTTGCTTGGCTCGAGGGCCAGGTGCGGGTGTGTGGCAACGGGCAGTACATGGTCACCAGTGTTGGCAGCCTGACAGCAGCCCTGCTCGCAGGTCACCCGCCCACATAGCCAGCACCTGTCGCTCATCATCAGGACCTGCTTCCTGAGGGTACGCCATTGGCGTGTCTCACGAGGATCTCCTGGTGTTCCCATATCTGCTCCTTTACGATGCTCCGTGCCGCTGTGCCGCTTACTTGCACAGGTCTTATATGTGGGGTGGGTGTGCCGTCACCTTAATGTATGTATTATTTAATTTCTTTCTTATACATTAAAGATATACATTCCAACGGCACAACGGCACACCGAACGGCACGGACCTTGTGAGAGTAGGTCCAGATGGTGTGCCGCTAGGTGTGCCGCTTAGAGCTCTGTGCCGCTTAGGTAGCGGCACGTTATCGCTCACAGTGACCGGGTGTTCACGTCCGCCATAGGACTACACTTGGCATGGCACGTTGTGCCGCTTCGTGCCGCTTGGCGTGCCGGCCCCACAAAGGGAAGCGGCACGCCAAGTCCAACCAATCGGTCGGCGTCAGTCAGGCCTCAATTGCGGCCTTCCGGAACTGCTCTGAGCAGAAGCCAATCACCAAGGCAGCGAGGATGATCGGCGGACCAATAGCCCCAATCACGAGCCCCGCGTAGAGGCCGTCATAGGGGCCCTGGTCTCTGCCAGAGGGCTTCAACAACCTTGGGAGCTCGATCTTAATGCCAGGGTCAGATTCCATCACTGAGGGCCGTCGTGCCTTCGGCAGATCACCCAGAGGAGTCCGAGGCAGGCTACTAGGATGACGGGCCCGAGAAGCTGCTTCATTCGGCGTCCGCATTGGTAGCCTCCGGGGCTTCTGTGATTTGGGCCGGCTCAAAGATCTTGTAGAACTTAATTGAGTTCAACGGGTAGATCACGGTGCTTACCCAAGGCGCTTCCTCGGGGCCTTTGTGGAG